ATGGGGTAGAGATTATTAAGAGAAGGGGTGTATAATATCCGACATGGCAAATAAAAAGGGGTACCCTTACATAGAAGAAAAGGTTCTCACTGCTATTCCTTGTTGGAATCAATGGACTAGGCAACTCAGAAGAATATATTTAGCACTACCTGCATTTGGTTCTTCCCCTGCTGCTATTGAAGAGATATGCGAAGAGTTGGGGTTTGATTACGAGAAGGTAGAAAAGAAAATAATTACGACCCCGAGTTTTAAAAAGTATCTTGATATGTACCGAGATGAAAATGCCTATCCTGTTGTTTCTCAAAGGGAAGACGGCAAATATACTTACAGAATAAAACACGATGATTTAAAACAGGTATATGGTCAGTACGCAGATATTGTTAAGTATTTCCACATGGAAGACTTAAAGGCACAAGGTAAAGGTAGCGAATTTGCTTTAAGAGTTATTGACCAGAGAAAACTTGTAGAAATGAACGCACCAGAAGTAGAACAAGAAAGAACTAGCGATGGTGAAATAGAGGTAAAGATATTTGATAGGACATGATTTTTATCCATGGCAAAAAGCTATGGTGGATTCCGATGCAAAAATAAAATGGGTTCAAGCAGGTAGACGAGCAGGAAAGACCCGAAGTTCTCTTATGCAGGCAATGAAAATTATTGAGCTTGCAGCAACTACACCTGTTGTCTTTGGAGATTCAAATGAGGAACTTACTGCTAAACAAGCTAGATTGGTTCCTGAAATTCATGTATGGACAGTTGCCCCAACAAGAGCACAGATGTTACAGGTATGGAATGAAATGCAGACTTTTATTCCTGAAGACCTTGTAAGAAAAACAAGAAGAAAGGGTCAAGCAGGTGGTAGAGGTGGAGGATTTAAACAAGACGATTTGCATGTATGGTTAGATTTAAAAACTTCTTCTGACAGCACAGATGGATTATACAGAACCGAAGTATTCTGGGAGCTTAAGTCAGCAGATAATCCTGAGTCATTACAGACTGTAGGTCTTGATTTTCTACACATGGCTGAAGCACAGGATATTAAAGAAGGTGCGTGGAACAAAGTAAGACCTACCCTGAACTCTCCGGGAAGATTAGGTAGAGCCATTGTTGAGGGAGTTCCACCAGAATCAAGCCAACATTGGTTTGCTCGTAACTGCAAAATAGCAAAAGAAAAGCCAACTAAAAGAAGAGAATATTTTCATGCTACTACTTTTGATAATGTAGGATTGACTCAAGAAGACAGAGAAGAAATAGAAGACGAAAAACAGGCATTGACAGAATCTGTATGGGAAAGATTCTATATGGCAAAGCAACCTGAAGGAGCAGGTAACTTCTTTAGAAATATTGAAGCTGCGTACTCAAAAGGTGCTGTAGAATTAGCACGACCCATAGAGGGAAGGCACTATGTTGCAGGACTTGACCTTGGAAGAAGTAACGACCCAACTGTAATGATTGTAAAGGATAGACAGACTAGAGAATCGGTTGCTGTAGTTGAATTAATGAAAACAGATTGGTCTTTGCAGGTTGAAACAATTAAGTCTTTAAGTGTAAGATGGGGAATTGAAGAAATATACATGGACTCAACAGGACTTGGTGGTAAATTTGGTGAAGATGTGCTTTACAGAGAGCTTATGGAAGAGGGGATTCCTGTTATAGGATATAATTTTACTCAGGGGAAAAAGTATCAATTATTTCTAGATTATGCTATATCTTTAGAAAAGGAAACTGTATCTTTTCCACAAAATTGGGTTAAACTAATAAGTCAACTGGAAGATATAGGACACAAGGAAAGTGCAAATAGAGGACACACCTTCTTTAGTGTTTCCGGTTCACATGATGACTGGGTGGATGCAGAATGTTTAGCTTTGATGGCTAGTGACCCTGCGATGGAAGGAATAACAGGAGAAAGGGTTGTTCCAAATTCTATTTCGGGTATCAAACCATTAAATCCTAATAATAATTATTTTAATAAAAATTCTAGGCTTCAAAAAGTAAAAAGAGCCAGAAGAGAAAAACAATTAGAAGAAGCAGGTTTCTCGATTGATGACTACTTGCAAACTATAAAATAAATATGGTAACCAGAAGCTACGGACAAATATCAGATGAAGTTAATCCTGAAGAGGAGATAGCAAGAGAAGCAGCGACCCCTACTGATGAACCATTTGTTTCAATAGAATGGGTAATTTCTAGGTTAAAGGAAGGCAAAACTAAGTTTCAGCCTTTCTACGACAACTGCAACGAAAGCGAAGACTTTTATCTAAACAGATTTGATTTCTCTATTCCTGAAACAGGAACAATGCTTAGACTTGGAACAGCCCAGTCTGTTGTAAACTCACTTGTTGCTCACGTTACTCCTCAATTTATTGATATTTCAGTTCCTGCTCCGGGTCCTAGAGGACAAGCTAGAGCAGAAAACATTGAGAAGTTTCTTCGTGGAGCAAACCATATGTTAGAACAATTTACTCCAACTAGGAGAGAGATTGCCAAGCACATGGCACTTTATGGAATAGCTTTTGAAAAAACGGAGTTTGCAGCAAATAGGTGGCAAGAGTTTCCAGAACCACCAGAAAATGATGAAGATTTATCTAACTATAAAGAAAAATTAAACGACATTATTGAGAAAAGAAACATAAACTTTCCGATGCAGTCAACTGCTGTAAATCCAAAAATGATGGTTTGGGATACGAACAATGGTTCTAATCCAAGATGGTTAATTCATTTTTACGAAGTAGATGCAGAATGGGTAAGTGCACATTTTCCTGACTGGAAAGGAAAACTTACTGGAACTGTAGAGTTTACAGAAGTATGGACATATTCTCAGGTTGCATACATGGCTGACGAAAAATGGGCACTCAAACCTAAAAAACATGGATATGGAACTCTTCCATTTACGATTTACCATCCTAATACAGGTTTAGATACAGAAGGTAGTAAACCTGAAGAACTTTACAGAGGAATACTGCATGGCAACTTCGATATGATGAGAGCAGAAAGTAGACTTGCATCTCAATATCTGGATATTGTTGCTCAAAGTGCGTGGCAAACTAAAGATTTCACTGGTCCACCGGGTATTACCGAACAAGTAATGGAAATGTACGAAGAAACTCCGGGAGCAAAAAACTTTGTTCCACAGAATGTAAGTATAAATCCATCTAAAGTTGTAGAGCCACCTGCATCAATTAATATTGCTCAACAAATGATGAGTCAGTCTATCGAAGCTAACACAGCACCTGCTGTGGTTAGAGGAGAAAGACCACAGGGTGCTGCTAGTGGTTATCATACAGCAGTTTTGGCTGGGATTGCAGCGTTAAATTTTGGTCCATATGTAGAAGCATCTCAAAGAGGATTGCAAAATAGAAACTCTATCGTTCTTAATATTGTGGAAAATGTAATTAGAGATAAAGTAACTGTATTTGGAAAAACAGAAGCAGGTTCTCTTGATGCTGTACTAAGACCAAACGATATTAAAGGTCACACAATAAATATGGTTCAGCTTACTCCAACTTCCCCAGAGGAACAGGAAAGAAAGTTAAACTTGTGGAACCAGTTGTGGTTGTCAGGATTTACAGACCATGACACAGCTTTGAGAAAAGCAGGTGTGTCAAACGCATTTGAAGTTAAATCTAAGATACTTGCAGAACAATTCTTAAAATCTGAACAAGTCCAAATGGCTTTGCAGCAAGCAGCAGCAGAAAGAGTTCCGTTGCTTCAGCAGATAGTAGAAGCTGCTGGTGGTGGGCAGACTACTGGTCAAGAAGCAAGTCAAATTGCTCAAAGTATTTATAACCAACAGCCTAATTCTGGTCAGTTCTCTTCAACTAACCAACCTGCTAGGACACTTGCATCCGAAGCCGAAAGAGTGCAAACTAATACTAGACCGGTAATTCCGGGAAGTTTGCAAGAACAAGATTTGGTGGCTAGAGAAATATCTTCTCCTGCAAGAACAGGAAACAGAAGAGTTCCAACCTCTGACTTGCCACCGGGGATGAGATAAATGGCAGAAAGAAAAGAAAACACAATACCAATAGCTTTTGGTCACTTCGATGACTTGGTAAAATCTTTTGTAAAAGGCTCAACCAACCAATTTGATGATTTAGTTAAACCTGAGCCACCTAAAATGAAAAAGAAAC